TTTTAAAAAGAAGGGAAGGGTGCCAAATTGGTCAACTCCCTCCCCCTTTCTCTGTTTCATATGTGCTTAGATTAAATTACTATATACTCAATATAAGCATAGCCAGCTAACCCAGCAGTAGCCCCGGAAGCCTTGGAGGCAGTAACCCACTTGCTGTTAGCCAATTTTTGTTTAGACTTCCCGTTAACGCCTTTATCAGTAATGTTATCAAATACACCAGCAGCGGCATTTACATCCAATCCATTAATCAAATTATCGCTGGAAGTTGTCGCGCTTGTATCAGTTGTTCCCACATTAATAGTACAAGCGGCGGTAGCCTTTGTAGTTACATCTAAAACAATCCTTTGGATAATAATAGATGCGCCTTCGTTATTCTGCCAGGAAAACACCCCACCCCCAGTATTGACAGCCGCCAAAGGCACCTTAACAACTTTAACAACCCGGTCAACCGGCGTAATATCCACACCATTAATTCCAAATTTCCCGGTGTCAGCATCCCACTCAAAATTCTTTCCCTGAGCATTTCCAAAAGCTTTTAAATCATGTCCTTTACCTTCTTCTCCAAAATGTGAATACTTATAACCAAAATGCCTGTTATGAGCCATTATAATCATCTCCTACTTTAATTTTTTATTATCAGGGAACCGGAATAAAGTCTAGCCCTATCCCGATCCCCACATGGCTTAATCAATTACTCCATATTAAGATGGGTTACATCCATACACGAAATACGGAGTTTTCCACCCATATGAAAATCTCGCGACTACCTTGTACTTGGCAACCTCAGTATCAAAAGTCTTCTCATTGGCAAAATCCGGTTTTCTGCGGTCAAACCAGAGCAGATCCCGCTTCTTGCGTCCGGATGCCGCCATAAACCACGCCTTGGGGTCAGTCAGGAAGGGCCACTCAATAACTTTCAAGCTGCCATTAGACCAGACATTAACCCCATAATCACTTTGGAATGGCTCTTCCTTGGTTTCGGCAATAATCAACGCTGTTTTCCGAAGGGCAGTAGGTACAATCAAGGTATCAGGCAGCGCCAAAATTTCATTTCCCTTATCGTCAGTCCATTCCATCATCTTGGTCCGTACGTTTTCCACATTCTGTGCAGTAAGTTCATATGTCCCGGCATTGCTGAAAGTATTGGAACTGCCCGGCAATTTCGGATGGTCAGTAGCACACAATGCCTTTCCATCAGAACCATATACGTTGGCCTTAAATGCATTGTTAAAAACGCTGGCTGCATGTTTCTGATAGGTGAAATAAACAGAATCCGCCAAACTCAAGATTCTGCTCTTGATTTCGCCGTACATATTGTCATCGTACAATTCTCGCTCGATTTTCTTACCCTTGGAATACTTCTTGTGGCGGAAAGAAGGATTAAATCCTTTCTCGGTATCCTCGTAGGAAACGCCCGTAGAATTATCCCATTCGTCCATTGTTCCTGTGCCGCCAACGCCTAAATACTCTTCAAATGCTCGCTGAGAACCCTCAACATTAAAAATCATTTTCCGGTAATCCGGAAAGTTCTTATAGTCACTCATGGCCTGAGTAAATATTCCCCTTAGCCCCGGCTCTAACGCCTCGGCCCAATTGTCGCTTAACATTGTCATACTAAATCACCTCCAAATAAATAAAACTCCTTCTTAGGAGTTAAATAAGTGTTTTCTGATTATTACGTCCATCCAAAGGTTCACGGGGTCGATCCGAAGGACCGCCAAAGGACCTGCTTCGTTGGCAACAGTCGCATTAGCATCAATGGTATTTTCATCCTTCAAGTCAACGCCAACGCTGCCCACATTAATTACATCACCGGCTGCTGTCGCCGCACCAAGCAGGATATACTTACTGGTGGTGTCAGGAGCTTCCGGAAACGGTTCTTCCACGGTCAAAGTATCGGAGGATCCGACATAATCTTTGACCGTGCGGATGCTGCCTGCAGCCTTGCCTTCATAAATGTAAAGCAGTGCACCGTTCCAAACGTCATTAGTAGAAGTGGAAAGCGCCGTATCAATCAATGTGGTAGTGGTGCCGCCGGTTGCCGTACTGTCTAAATGGTCCGCAAAACTGCACCGGTAAATATTGAATGGGTTAATTAAAACCTTCCCCTTAGTAGTCTTGGCAGCCGGATTCTCTGCCGCAGTAATACTCTCCGCCATGACACCCAGTACATTAGTCGCATTGGCCGCCGCTTTTGCAACTAACCTATTGGTAAAAACAACCATGTCACCCTTTTTAAAATCGGTATTCGGAGTCAATTCAAAATCCATGCCCGCATCTTCTTGATGGAGCAGATTACCAATGTATTCGAACCCTTGAGTGGTTCTCTTAGCTGTATAAGCCATAAATTATCACCTCATTTAACCTTAATTTTTTTGTTTTGCTCTACTTCTTTTTTAAATTTGCCAAATAAAGCTTTTCGGAAATTCCAAGATTCCGGCAGATCCTTCTTTGTTCCGGTGTCAGTTTCGGTGTCATTGAAGCTCCCGGTTGGCTGTCCTTCTCCACGGCAAGTTTTTGCCGTTTCCCTATATTTTTCAGGGTTTTTTGCTCTACTGCTGATGTAACAGTATCCAGCAACTCCCCGGATGCAATCTTTTCTCCCAGCACATACTTTGTCGCTACCATAAAATCAACCCCAGCCATTCCATTTTGGGCAAAAGTATCTATTTCCTTGATATACTTTGCAACCAGCGGATTCTTGGAAACCTGCTCCATCTTATCCTGCTGGTATTTAACAATCCTTTGCTGGGCCTGCCAGGATTCTTGGCTTTGCTTCGATGCCTGCTCGGCCTGCATGATCCGTACTTGGTTGTCCACATCTTTTTTGGCCAAGATTGCTGCTGTTTCGTCATCCAATCCCAAATTATCAGCGTAAAACTTGGTCTGGGCGGCAAGTTCGTTGTTGTACCATTGGGTAAACTGCTGCTGCTGTTGGGCTTGCTGTTGCCTTTGCCGTTCCTGATCTTCTCTTACTCGCCGGTCCCGCTCTAACCGTTCCGAAATAATCCGGTCAAGTTCTTCCTGGGTCATGGTGACCATTTTTGGTCCGGGAGTTTTTTGAGTCTGCTGGGTCTGAGCCGGCGGTTGCTTGTCTTTTCCTGTTCCGTCATCTGCTTCATCATCTTGGGTGTCATCTAAATCTTTATCTGTATCATCTGTGAAATCATCTGAGGCGTCCTCTTCCAAATCTTCTGCGGCGTCGTCTATGTCAGCACTTGTATCATCATCCGGTAAATTAGGATCATCGTCAAATGTACCATCGAGAAATCCGCTACCGCCACCAGTGCCGCCCTTATCTGCTTCAAACAAAGGCACCGCAAAACCACTATTTAATCTGCCTAATCCAAAAAAACCGCTTAATCCAAACATTTTACTCCTTTCATCCGTGTTTAAAGCCCCGTCGGGCTGTTAATTTCCTTGCAGCTTTTTGAATGTCATCAGCACGTTTTGGACATATAAAAAGGAACGGTTTCCCGTCCCTTTAAATCAAATATTAAAATACTGCAAAATACTGCATCACCCAACATAGATTACGCCATTCTCCGTTGATTCTCCCCTCCTTGCTCCTGCGGCATAGTAACCGGCATCCCGGACATATCAAGATGCTGCGCCCCAATTTGCAATAACCCCGCCATTTCAGTCACAAAATCCTCCGGCGAAAGAGTACTCATATACTGCTGCAATTCCGGCGGCAGAACCCCAATCATGTCGCCAATCTTCGGCTGATTCATCCTGTCCAGCTCTTCTAATATCTCTTCCATGGGAGGAAACTTTCCGCTGTCCAGCACTTCCAGGAAAATTTTTGGTGGCAATATCCCGGCAGTCAATAGTTCTTTTGCCACTTCAATATAATAGAACCTGTCCGAAGGCATTACGCTGCTGGTTTTGCAATAACAGTCAAACTCAGGAAAATAAATCTCGTAATTCTCTATTTGGAGCTGACTGGCCATGGCGGCAAATTCTTCCTCGCTGATCATTCCAGCCTCATACTGCTGCTTTAACTGTTTTATCATTCCCATGGCCGGGATTTTATCTTCCGCCTGGGCATATGGCGCAACTGTTCCAGTAGTGGTATCGTAAACCTTTAGCATATCCTCCGGGTTATATTCACCATATTGATAACCGTTACTATTACTATTAGGATTAGCGTTATTATTTTTGTTTTTGTCTTTACCCATAATCCGGAATTTCCGCCGCTCAGTATAAAACTTCTCAATCAGCCGGTTTACATACATGCCACCCTCTTCATAAGAGCTTTCAATGGCTTTTTCCTTAATCCGGAGTCTCACCTGAGCACGGGCAGACAGTTCGGCAATGGCCTTGAATGCCGTAATGCTCCCCGGCGTCCTCCCTTGGGATATATCAAACCGCCCGATAATGGATTCCATCACGGACCGGTTCCGGTCCATTTCTGTCAGTAGAGTGCTGGGGATATTCTTGGAATACTCCCGCTTTATCCCGTTTATGTTCTGTACTTCAAACCACATGCCCGGCAGGGTGCCTTTTGTCTGAACAATTCGCTTCTGCTTCGGCGAGAGTGCGCTTTGGTCATAATATGTCTGCCCTACAGCCTGGTGCATATGTCCTTCAATGATAATTTCCGCCGTTTTGTTCCGGATTATCTGCGGATTCTTCAGGAAATACGCTTCGCCGTATCCCCAAATGGAATTCTCCCTGGGATAGCA